CTTTTGATATTGAACGATTTAAGGCTAATGATTATTTTGGTCACATGAGTAAACTGCTAAATGATATTGGCATCAATGGTGTTAATAGTCAGTTGGTCAGAGAGACTAATGTGATGTATAATGGTTTGGTTCAAATGTTGACCAATTTGTATGGTGTTGATAATAAGTATACCAAACATATTAAAACAGAGACTACTGGTAGTGTTAGTCTACCTTCAATTGAGAATCTTAGAAAAACTCTTAAAGAAGCAGTTGACAGCAACCCGATGTTGAAGTATATTGTTGGTAGCACCCAAGTAACAGGCAATCTGAGAGAACTAAAGAAGGATACTAATCCTCTTTTGCAGATTGATGATCGTCATGGTTATTATGGTGGCAAGAGTGGCGATTGGTATAATCAGTTGAATGATGTGGAGTCATTCAAGAAGCAATTGAGTAGTTTGATTAAGTAATTTAATTTTTCACAGGAGATTAAACAATGAGCGTTCCGTTTATGTGGGTTGATGGTAATCTGACACTGGTTCTTAATAATAGAACCTATCAGGTTTTGCCGGATCATATTAATTACAAGATGATTCTAGAAGCGTTGCCAACAGCAACAGCAGATGAACTCTTGGAGATTGTGGATATTGAAAAGGCTGTCTCTACTTTTAGTGATGGTCTTGTGGAGATCAAGAATGGTAAGGTTTTGTATGAGAGTGAGGAAGTTCATGGTAGTATCAGTAAGCGTATTCTTGAGTTTATGAGCAAAGGTCTACCGTTCTATCCTCTTGTTAACTTTCTTCATAATCTTATGGAGAATCCTAGTATGCAGAGTCAAAAAGAACTTTATGATTTCCTTGAGCATGAACATCTGCCTATCACTGAGGATGGTTACTTCCTTGCTTATAAGGCAGTCAGGAGTGATTTTAAGGATAAGTATCGTGGAGTATTTGATAACAGTGTTGGTAATGTTTGCAAGATGACCAGAGCAAAGGTTGATGATAATCGTAGTCGTGGTTGTTCTGATGGACTTCACGCTGGTGCATTAAATTATGTTGCTAGTTATGGTAGTCTTGAGGCTGGCGATAAGATTGTTATTGTTAAGATTAATCCAAAGGATGTTGTGAGTGTACCGACTGATTGTAATTGTGAGAAACTTCGCACATGCGAATATCTTGTGGTTGGTGAATATCAAGGCGAACTTCTAAAGCCTCTCTATTCTGCCAATTTTGCTGAGGATGATTATACGGATGAGGATGAAGATTATTCCAACGATTATGATTGGAACTGGAATGATGAGGAAGATGTAGATGCTGCTTATTATGAAGACGATGAGGACGAGGATACTGACGGTTACGGTTTCTATAGTTGATCTTTTAAGTATGGTAGTCTGGTGACTAAGATCATAGCCTCTGGTATCTTTAGATTCACACGCTATGTGAGAGGGTTCGATTCCCTCGCCATCTTTTATTATGAATAAATTTCCAAACGATTCTGATGAGCCAGAAGATATTGAAGGAGAGCATATTAAAAAGCACTACTTCAAGATTGATGTGGGTAATCTAAATAACTTTTGGGGATTTAGCGAATGGATCAAAGATGTAATTAGTCAAATAGACAATCTTCCTGTTAGTGTTTCGTTTCCTGTGAATGATTTGATCCCCAATACAGCGGGTGGCTTAAACTCCCCCCTGTATTTGGGGAACAATCATTTTAATGAGGGCGTATGGAAAATGAAATACTTTGTTTACAATCCTATTCAAATACAATATGTGAAGCATTTAGAAAGTAATGCTGTTCACTTTATTAGTCAACCAAACTACTATAGAGGATTATATGATATTCTCAACTAGGAAATTAAAATGAGTGCTTGGTATCAAATCAAAGATTTAGAAGGTTTTATTAATCATGCACGACAATTAGTGTTCCAATCATTTGGATCTATTAACGAGGATGCCAATGATGATTTAACATACACACTATCTATATTAGCACCAAAAGATCAAGAAGAATTAGATAGAATATTGACCTATGATGAATGTTTTACTATGGCTAAAAACCATATAAAAATCAAAACAAATAAAAAAAATAAAACAGAAAATTATTACGTTAATGATGTGATACTAAGTGCAATATTAGAATCTTTTAATGGTAGAATGGTCAGCAATATATTATCTAAATTGGTTAATGATGGACTATTAGACAGTGCGTTTGATAGTGAAAAAAATGATTTTATATTTTGGGTAAAAGATAATGAAGAACAAAACGATACACAAAAGCCAGAAACCGATTGATTACGAAGCACACTTTAAATATGAGTGTCCAGAAAAGCGTTGTGGATTTACTCATTGGATAAGTGCAAGACAAGCCCAAACAAAAGGCTATAAAATAGTCTGTGATTGTGGAACAGTATTCAGACCTAAAAGAATACGAAATATTAAAATACAATATGCCACAACGGCAAGAAAAGAACATAAGCCCACAACTGCAAAACAGACAGAACAAAAAATAGTACAAGAAATTAACATTGACTTTCTAAGCCAGTGTGTTAAAGTATTAGTTAACTATGGTTTTACTGATACTGAAGCCAGAGAATATATCATCTCTGCTTATCGTATAAATCCAATTAATAATGTTATTGGCCTAATTAAATTTACTTTGGAACAAATTGGAGAAAATAATAATGGCAAACGGAATTCGACCAACTCAATTTAGTGAGATCATTGGTCAGACCGATGTTCTGAATCGTCTGAGCGTCTGTGTGACGGGTTGTAAAAGTTCTGGTGGTGTGATGCCTCATGTTTTAATAGACGGGCCTCCTGGCCTCGGTAAAACGACTATAGCGAGTGCCATAGCGTCTGAGATGGGTTCAAATCTATATACCACCAATGCTGCTAATCTCAGAAGCATTAAGAATATTCTCCCTTATCTAATGGGAATGGATCAAGGATCAATCTTATTTATTGATGAAATCCACAGACTACCAAAGATTGTGGAAGAATTTCTATATCCAGTTATGGAAGATTTTAAACTCCATATAGTTGTTGAAGGAGTTGTTGAAGATATTGACATTCCAGTATTTACTATGGTTGGTGCTACTACCAATGGTGGAAGATTAAGTCAACCATTTTATGATCGTTTTCAAATTAAAGAACATCTCTCTTTTTATACCGACGATGAGTTAGCCAAACTAGCAGGATTGAATTGTGAGAAACTAGGAATAGTCATAGAAGAATCAGATCTTTTGGAAATTGCACAGAGAAGCAAAGGTACTCCTAGAATTTTAAATGCTAGACTACAGTGGTATAAAAATTATAAAGTTTGCAATCCTACAGCAAAATGTGTGAATGATATTTTTAATGTGCAAGGTATTGATAAATATGGTTTAGATGTCTATGATAGAATGTATTTGCAATTACTAGTCAAGTCAAAAGGTAGTCCCCTTGGATTAAAGAGTATTTCTTCGATAACTGGCATTGCCACGGAAACTATAGAGAATAGCATTGAGCCATTCCTAGTCAGGAAAGGATTTGTAGTAAGAACCCAAAAGGGTAGAGTAATCGGAGATTACAAATGAAAAAAAGATTTTCTTCAATGGCTAAGTAAATAGGTCATTTTTTAATATATAGCCCCCCAAAATAGGGATCAAGGTGTATAAGATAAATGCACCACTCTAGAGAAATTTATGGCTATAGATATTATTGTATATAATTCTGGAAACAGTATTAAAAATGGCACTATAATAGTCCAGACAGGCGGTATTGTATCAGCAAGCGGTTTTAAAACTAGAGACTCATATGTTTTAAACACTCCATCCATTTCTACAATACAATCAGAATATACGAACAGATTTGATGATCCATCCTACTATTATGGGGGTGGTCAACTAGGTCATGGAGCATTTAGTAATTCTGGTACTATAACAGCCACTAGTGGCAACACAGCCTATGCAATACCATATACTAATACTGATGATATTAATCCTGATGTGGTTCAATTAGTTAATGATTCTCAAATAAAAGTTTTAGTTGGTGGGGTGTATAGTTTAACATGGAGTATTCAATTTGCTAAAACAGGCGGATCGATTGCTAGTTCCACAGTTTGGGTCAAGAAAAATGGAGTTAATCTTGATCGTTCAGCAACAGATAAAGGTTTTAGTTCAGGATCATCATCAGCAGAATTATTTACTGTCAATATTGTTGCCACATTACAGAAAAATGACTATTTAGAAATTTGGTGGTCAACAACAGATACAGCAGTTCAAATGATAGCAACAGGAGTAAGAACAGCGCCAGTAAGACCAGAAGTACCCAGCATTATAACTACTATAGTGCAAGTTTCTAACTTTATTGGATAATATCTAAAGTCAAGAAGAATTATTTTTTTATAATTTTAAAGAGATAGAATAATGTTTGGTATTAATAAATTACTCAGATATGCCTATAGATCACCAAAATGGACAACTATAAGAAAGCAACATTTAAAAGATAATCCTGCTTGTGCTGCGTGTGGTAGGAGTAAGAAGGTGGAGGTTCATCATAAAATTCCTGTTCATATTAATCCAGAAAGTGAATTAGATCCATCAAATTTAGTAACATTATGTGCTGATCCTTGTCATATAATTTTTGGCCATTTAATGAATTTTAAGAGTTATAATAAAGATGTTATTGAAGATTGTGCGGTGTATTTGAATAAGGTCAAAAATAAACCCCTCTAATATTGAGGTGAGCCTTGGTCAAATATTTCATTATTTTTATAATATTAATAGGATCAACTTTAGCAGGAACGGTTGACCCAGGAACTCCAGATAGTAAATATTTAGAATATGCTAAACAGTTTACTTTTGTAGGAAAGGTTGGTGGTAAAAATGAAAAGGGAATGTCTTACTTTGCTTCAGGGGTTGCCATAGATTCACACCATATTTTAACGGCTGCTCACGTTGTCAAGGACTGTGGTAGTTGTTTTTTTTATATCAATAACAAAGAGTATTGTGTTTATAAGGTGGTTTATAGTAAAAAACATGATACTAGTTTTGGCACTGGAGATATTGCTATTGGTTTTATTCAAGAAGATTTAAATCTAGATCTTTATCCACAATTATATACTGAATCAGATGAAATTGAAAAATTATGTGATATATCTGGTTTTGGAATGACAGGCACATTTTTAAGTGGTCCAAATATTGGTGATACTAAACAAAGAGCAGGATCTAATAGGATTGATTATATAGAAAACGAATTATTAGTTTGTTCACCCAGCAAAGGCAAAGATAAAACTAATCTAGAATTCTTAATAGCAAGTGGAGACAGTGGTGGTGGTTTATTTATTGATGGTAAATTAGCTGGTATAAACTCATGCGTTTTTGTTAGTAAGGGTTCTCCAAACTCTAAATATGGTACAGAAAGTGGTCACACCAGAGTTAGTAGGTACATCGATTGGATAAAAGAGAATATAAAGTAAAGTATTACCACCCCTCTGCATAACTATATGATGTATTCTACTATCAGTCAAGAGAAAAAACTTTAAAGAATTATATAATGAATAGAATAGACTTCTTACAAAAAATCAAAACATATTTACCATTAAATCCAGTTTGTGTAGAAATTGGAGTTCATGAAGGATTTTTCGCTAAAAATATTTATGATATATTAAATCCATCAAAATTATATTTGATTGATCCATGGACAATAAGTGCTGATAAAAATTCTCCTAAACCTCAATATCAAGGAGAATTAATGGGTGTAAATACTGCCTATAGTACAAATGACAATCTTTTACAAGTAAAAAAAACTTTTCAAAATGAAATCATGGATCATAAAGTAATTATTCAAAAAAATTTTTCTTATGATGCTGTTGATAATTTTATCGATGAATATTTTGATTTTATTTATATTGATGCTACTCATATTTATGAATGTGTTAAAGCAGATTTAAATATGTATTTTCCAAAACTAAAAAAGACAGGATTAATGTGTGGTCATGATTATATTTATCATACAAGTTTTAGTGTAATACCAGCAGTAGATGAATTTATGTCAAAAAATAATGGTAATATGATTTTAAAAGCAAATGAGGGCGATTTTGCAATTCAATTTAATAAAAATCACTTGACTACTCAAGAGTTGGTGATATAATATAAACTGTACTAGGAGAAATGATGATCTAACATGACAGACGATTACAGAAAAGATTTAAGACGGCAAAATATTCAGGGTAAAAATTTTAAGAAACATCAAGTTTCAGAAGAACAAAGATTTTTATCTAAGTCAAAAAGTCAACTCAAAAAGAAAAAACAAGACCTATATGAAGAAGAACTTTGGGAAGATTGGGAACAGGATTACAAATGAAATATATTGAAGAAATCCAGAATGGAGATTGTTTTGAGTATCAAGGCAACAAGTTTTTATTAACATCAGATTTTCGTAAAAATGGAAATAGGTTAGCATATAATTTAACTAATGGATTAGCCAAATGGTTTAATGCTCAAGATATTATTCATATTTGTCAAATTTATACTCTAGATTCCAATAATAATATTGAACCAGTAAAAGAAACACCTAAGTCAGATGTGGCGATATAAGATACAAACATTTTTGAAGTCCCTTTTCTGGCATATCTATTCTGGAAGTCCCAAGTCTAGTCAGGCAGAAATTGAGACCCGGTATAATATCTGTACAGGCTGTAGTAGTTATGATTCATTGAATAAGCAGTGCTTACAGTGTGGATGTAATATTAGTAATAAAAAAATATTTCTTAATAAATTAGCATGGGCTGATCAATCTTGTCCATTAAAGAAATGGTGAATATAATGAAAATTACACATAAAATACCTTCGACTAAGATTCCAGTAATTCATGGCGATTTATTTAATTTTATTGCGGATCATGTTAATGGTGGAAATAATGGATGTAGTGTTATAGTGCCTCATGTGTGTAATAATATTAATTTATTTGGTGCTGGATTTGCAGCAGCAGTAGCAGATAGATTTCCAATAGTCAAAGAGAATTACCATCTTTTAGGATCTAAGATTCTAGGACATACTCAATTTGTGGAAGTATTTAAAGATAAAACTTTCGGTCATTCTTTAATTTTTGCCAATATGATATCTCAAAACGGTACTATATCACCCAAAAATCCAAGACCATTGAACTATGCTAGTCTTTGTCAGTCTATGATTCTAGTATCAAAATTTATTCGTGAAAAATTTGATAAAGATCAAACAGTACAAATTCATGCTCCAAAATTTGGGTGTGGTCTTGCTGGAGGTAATTGGAGTTTTGTTTCAGAGTTAATTCGTGATATTTGGTCTAATATTCCAGTTTTTATATACGAGAAAAAATAATGTCTATTAGTTTTAATTTATTGGGACAATACGGAAGATTAGGCAATCAACTCTTTCAGTTTGCTGCCACCAAAGGAATTGCTGCAAAGCATAAGTATGAATTTAAAATACCACGAGAAAATCATCAACTATTAGAGTGTTTTACATTACAATCATTAGACGAATCTAATTTTGGCTTTAATCAAGTCTCTCAAAGAGTCAATGAAAGATTTTTTCATTGGGATAAATTATTATTTAATGAATGTCCAGACAATATAGACTTATGTGGATATTTTCAATCAGAAAAATATTTCTCTCATATTGCTCAAGAGTTGAGGTTTGATCTTAAATTCAAACCAGAAATATTAAAAACTGCTTTTACATTTTTAGAAAATTTAACAAAAGAACCAATTATATCTTTGCACGTTAGAAGAACTGATTATGTGAATCATCCAAGACACGGAGGATGTTGCACCAACGAATATTACTCGGATGCTCTTGACTTATTAGATAATGAAATGCCAGTAGTCATAGTTAGTGATGACCCATCATGGATTAAGGCTCAGGATATATTTAAGTCAGATAGATTTATAGTGTCAAACAATAATCAGTTTGTAGATCTTTGCATTATGAGTCTTTGTGATTATCATATAATAGCGAATTCTTCATTTTCTTGGTGGGGTTCATGGTTATCGTGTAGCGAAAAAACAATCGCCCCCAAAAAATGGTTTACTCCTGCTGCTGGTATTGATAATTGGAATGATATTTATCGTTGTAATAGTAACTGGATTTTAATATGAATTTTAGTGTCTTCTATACTTGCTATACAGAAGTTAAAGCTGTTAGTTATTCGATATCAACTTTAAAATCTGTTTATCCGGATTGTTATATATATTTAGTTTCTGATGGAGGAAGTGATTATTCTTTTTTAGAAAAGCAATATAATAATATTAAATGTAATTTGGAATATGATTCCAGAGGTTTTATTCCAAAAATATCAGATGACTATAAATCTGATGTTATGCAAGAAAAAATAAAACAAAGCATATTAACTTTTTTAGATAGAACTAATAGAGCAATAGAATATGGTCAAAGAGATTATTTATTAGTTATGGAACCTGATATTATTGTTAGAGGAAAATTAACTAATCCATATCATACAAAGCTATTGGGAACTAGGATAAATAATGGTTTATCTCAGGATTTACAAAATGTTTTGAAACAAAACGGCGGAATTCCAATTGATACATGGGGTGCTACTCCAGCTATTTTTCATTCTGAATCTTTTAAAGTAGCCTACACAAATCTTCTCAATAATAAAAATTTATTGAATGATTTAGCTCTTTCTGAAAAGAGATTGTCTAATTATGATATATTATATCCTGTATTATTTGCGACTATTGGAATTGAGGAGTCATTTAATCCGGAAATTGTAGAATGTTATAGAAATTATGATTGGATGAATACTCAACATCCAATTGTACATCAATATAGAGCAAAATATCCATTATCTTCAGAAGGATATAATGGAACTCACATCAATCATCATAATGGTATGGGAGATAATTGGTTATGGGAGAGATGATATCAGCATATTATCAGTGTTATAAAAGAGATAAATGTGTAGATTTTGTTTTGAATAATTATAGGTTTTTTTATCCAATTGAAACTATAGTATTAATTTGTGATGGTGGTAATGATTATTCAAAAATCGCAGAAAAATATAATTGTGAATATTTCTACGAACAAAAAATAAATACAAAAGATAATTTAATTTTTAATGATAAAAATTCCGCATTTTTATTCATCAAAAGATTGATAAATAAAATACATTTGATAAAAACTAAATATTTTATTATTTTAGAAGATGATGTATATATTAAAAATAAAATAAATGAATTAGATTTGAAATATGAAATAAATGGTTGCAATTATAATGAATTTTTAAATAAAAATATTCAATATATATTAAATAAAAAAACAGATAAATTTCATTACGGTGGATGTGGTGGATCTGTATTAGATACCGATTTTTTCAAATATATATTTGAAAATCCTGTAACAGTACAAAATGATGTTTACGAATACTGTGAGTTGTCTCCAAAACAAGAATGGGCTTCTGATAGGATATTAAGTTATTTATGCTTAAAATATAATGGTACTATTGGACAATATTCTGGATTTTGTGAAGCTTGGTATCCGAATTTGAATGAAAGACTAACAAAAAATTCCATACAGGTATTACACCAATATAAAAACTTATATTGAAATTAAAAATAAAACATTTACCATACTTTAAGACATTAGCTACAAATTATGAATGATTTAACAAATAAAATTAAAGATTTTTGGAATAATAGGCCATGTAATATTAGACATTCTCAAAAAGAAATTGGCTCCAAGGAATATTTTGAAGAAGTTGATGCAAAAAGATATTATGTTGAACCACATATTTTAAGATTTGCAGATTTCAATAATTGGAAAAATAAAAAAGTATTGGAATTAGGTTGTGGGATAGGAACAGATTCAATAAGATTTGCTAAAGCAGGAGCATTAATAACAGTATGTGATATTTCAGAAAAATCTATGGAAATAACAAAACAAAGATTCAAAGAATATAATTTAAATGCTAATTTTTATATTTGTAATTTAGAAGAACTAACAAATTATATTCCAATAGAAAAATATGATTTAATATATTCCTTTGGTGTGATTCATCACGCTTCTGATCCTCAAAAAATTATAGATCAAATTAAATATTATTGTGATACTAATACATTAATTAAAATTATGTTATATAGTAAAATATGTTGGAAATCTATATCATTTTATATTATTCATGGATATAAATTTTATTTTAATTTTAATAAAACAATTCAATACTTTGCAGAAGCACAGATTAATTGTCCTGTTGCTTTCACTTACACAAAAAGCCAAATTAAACAACTTTTTAATAAATATAAAATTATATCTATTTCGAAAGATCATATCTTTATATACAAAATATCTGATTACATTCGTGGTAAATATAATAAAACACTATTATTTAAATTTATGCCTAATATAATATTTCATATACTAAAAAAATATTTAGGCTGGCACTATTTAATAGAATTAAAAATTAAAGACGATGTTTGCTAATTATAAAATTATTAAAACACTGAAAGGATTCTCCGGAAGTACTGTACTATTAATGGAGAATGATAGACAACATAAATTAATTCGTAAAATCAATAATATAGATAGGAATTACGAGAGACTCAAGAGTTTATCTGCTTGTGGATTCAAAGTACCAACTATCTATTATAAAGACAATAATATTCTTGATATGGAATATATAGATGGATTAGACATTAAGACCTATTTAAAAGTACATGGCATAGAATACTTGCTAAATTTTTTACTTTCAACTATTGATAAGATGTCATATCAATATACTAATAAAAACTATTCTGATATTTATCGTTATAAATTATCTTTGATAAATTTTGAAGATTTACCATTTACTAAAGATCAATTATTATTCAAATTACCAAATATTTTACCTCAATCCATATATCATGGAGATATGACTTTAGAAAATCTAATTTATGCAAAAAATAATCAATTTTATTTAATAGATGCTCTAACTACAGAATATGATTCTTGGGTCTTTGATATTGCCAAGATGAGACAAGACTTACATTGTGGTTGGTTTATCAGAGATAATCAAGATCATCATCTAATGACATATGCGAATATGCTACAAGACAGACTGCTAAGACGTTTTAAAATTGCCAATAACGATTATTTACTTATATTAATGTTATTACGAGTATTTCAACACGCAAAAAAAGATTCATCAGAATACAATTTTCTTCTTAGTGAAATTAAAAAATTATGGAAATAATTATCCCCGCCGCTGGTTTATCTTCTAGATTTCCTAATATGAGACCAAAATATACTTTAGTGGATTATTCTGGACAAATGATGCTTAAAAGAGCAGTTAATCCATTCCTTGGTAAATATAATATAACCATAGGAATATTACAAACTCATAATGAAAAATATGATATATCAAGTCTACTCAAATATCATTTTAAACAAGATATTAATATCATGGTTTTTGAGCAAGAAACAACAGGCCCAGCAGATACTGTCAAACAAATTATAGATAAAGCTAATTTATCTTTAGATTCTGAAATTTTTATTAAGGATTGTGATAGCTTTTTTAATCATTCTTATTTTGAAGGTAATTATGTTTGTATTTCAAAATTATCTAGTAATAAAATAATTAAAAATCCTGGATCTAAAAGCTATATCATATCAAACGATCAAGGTATCATACAGAACATAATTGAAAAAAGTATTGTTTCAGATAAGTTTTGCGCTGGCGGATATAAATTTGAAAACTCAAGAATGTTTATTGATGCTTTTGACAGAATTAATAAAAATAATAAAGAAATTTATGTGTCAGACATAATACAATATTGTTTAAGCAATAATCGTACTTTTCTTGAGAATATTGTTACAGATTATACTGATGTTGGCACAGCAGAAGATTGGTTCACTTACAATGATAAGGCGGTTATTTTTTGTGATATAGATGGCACCCTAATTCAAGCACAACCCAAACATCATTACCATCAACCCGCTATACCATTACCAGAAAATGTTACAAAATTACAGCAATTACTTGCTGATGGTAATCAAATAATTTTTGTCACAGCAAGACCACAATCTGCTGAAGAATATACTAGAAAAATGTTAAATGATTTGGGTTTTAATAATTGTCAATTAATAATGAATTTATTAAATTGCAAAAGAATATTAATTAATGATTTTAATACTGCGAATCCATATCCACGGGCTATAGGCGTAAACATTCAAAGAAATAGTGATACACTTAAGGAGTTTATATGATAACAGCTACAGATATTGCTAATTTTTTAAATACTCAACAATATAATCAACCAACTCAATTGTGTGAACTTATGGAAAAACATAAATCAGATAAAAGTTTACTAAAGGGTTGGCATAATTATACTACCATCTATGATTTCTTATTTAAAAATCTTCAAAATGAATCAATCAATCTTTTTGAGGTTGGTATTTTTCATGGATATTCTTTATGGGCATGGAAAGAATATTTTCCTAATGGTAATATTTATGCTGGTGATATTAGAACAGAAACATTCATAAACGAGGATAGAATTAGTTCTTTTTATTGTGATCAAAGAAATCCATCAGTATTATCTGAAATGTGGAATAATGATCAATTGAAAGATGTGATGTTCGATATTATTATTGATGATGGAGATCATACTTTTG